TATTAGGTGGGTCACCGAGAACGCAAAGAATAGCTGAAGCTATGGATAAAAAGGTTGGTGAGCTAAATCAATTTATCACTCAAGCCGCTACAGAAGGTAGCCAAAAGTCTGCAGGTGATTTGTTCATTGAGTTTGAAAAGAAGTTTGGTAAAGAGTTAGCAAAGAAACAAACAGAAGCCTACGGCTCAATTATGAGTGCTCTCAAACAATCTGCTGATAATTTAGCAGGTGGTTTGGAGCGTAATCAACTCATAGATGATAATATATTTAACTTTGTACAACAATCTGCAAAGAATTTTGAAGATACTATGTCTCAACAATGGGCTACCATCAATGAAGTCATTGAGACATCTATTGGTGACGCAAGAATATTACCAACATCCTTAGTGAAAGACGTAGCAGACTTAGCGGAAAAGAAGTTCTTAAAAGCTGGTACTGGAGAATTAGCTACAGAAGAAGGAAGATTAGGTTTAAGATTAGTAGAAGATTTAAGAGCATTAGGCGATAAAGCATCATTTACTGATGCTTATCAACTTAGAAGAAAGCTCTGGGATCTCAAAAACGCACCTAAAACAGAAGCTGAGCTTGCACAAAAATCAATTATAGACAATTCCGTTAACTTAACTCAAGTTTGGGATGATGCAATTGTTAAAGTTGATAATCTTCTTTTAAGATCAAATATAGACTCACTTACTAAAGATATAACAGATCAATTAGGTTCTGAAGCTTTTAAAAAGATGCAAGTTGCATCTAAATTATTGCCTACAGCAAGACAACAATTTAGAGATGGGACTAGATTATATAATGATATCTCAAGCACTTTAGGTTCTAAAGAGCTTGTTGAGCAAATGCGTAGTGGTTCATTTAACATCGCAAGGCCTGGAGCTTTAACTGGATTAACTCAAAAAGTAATTGGTAATGGTGGTACACCAACTGGTATAAAGAGATTAAAAAAAGCATTAGATGATACGCAATACAATCAAATCAAAACTCAAATGGGTAAAGAATGGTTGCAAGGTGCTTTGAGCAAAACTGGTTTTGATTCTATAAATCCAACAAAATTCAAACCAAATGAGTTTATAAAATCATTAGATGATTTAGGTGATACTGGCGTAGAGCTATATGGCAGAGCAGAATATAATAGATTAAAACAAGTTGCTAAAGGCTTTGAAGATTTGAAAATAACAAATCTTGATGAAGATGTAATAACACAAGCAGTTAGCCAAGGTCTTGATCAAGGCGTAGCTACTGCTATGCGTGGTGCATTAGATACTTTACAAGAAACATCAAGATTAAGAGATAGAAGTGTATTTACTAAAATAAGAGAAAATAAACTTGACCCTGAGGAAGCTTTAGATTTTGTACTAGCACCAGGAACAACTCGTGGTGACATCAGAGCTGTTATGAATTTTTATAAAGACAAACCTGCAGAACTAAAAACAATCCGTGGTGCTTATGTAGAAAATATGCTTGATAACGTAGGTGCTGTTACAAATGCAGATGGTATGAAACAACTAGCAAAAAATATTGCTAGAGCAGATAAAAGTAACAAGCTTGATATAGTTTTTCCAAATTCTGGAGCAACAAAAGATGTTGCTGGAAATATTAGAGATTTTGGTAAAATACTAACTAGAATATCAAATAATATACCAAAAGGCGACCTTGTTGCTGCAGGTATACTAGCTAATGTATTTAATAATGTTGGTAGAATTGCTAAAATGTTCGTTCTTGGACAGTTGTTTACTGGCAGAAAAGCTATGAAAGAGATTGTTGAAGCCTCTAAAAAGTTAGAAAATACAGCAAATCCAACTGTTGAACAAAAAAGAATATTTTTAACTGCCGTGTCTAATGCCTTCCGACCAGGGCAAGCAATTGCTCAAACTACACAAGAGGGCGTGAGAGACACATCAAATCAAGTACAAGCATTATCTGAAAGTTCTGGTATTAATCAAGCCATTGGCAATGTAGTAAGCAATGCAACAAATCAAATGCAAGGCATACAATCAGTAAATCCAGCAACAAATGTTGGTAAGATAGATGTTACTCAGCCAGGTGTTGGTGCTTCTCTTGGTTTATCACCAACAGACCAAGCTATAGCATCTAGACGTAAGCCTCAATCACCACTTTCAGCTAACATGGAACAATTTGGAGAGTTATTTAACAGATGAACATAGATGAATTAAGAGAAGAATTAAAAGAAGATGAGGGCTGTAAGTACGAGATATATCTTGATCATTTAGGATTACCTACGTTTGGTATAGGACATTTGGTTACTGAATGGGACGAAGAATATGGAAAACCAGTAGGAACACCAGTATCAGAAGAAAGAGTGAATAACTGTTTCAAGGTAGACGTTGAAGGTACTATATCAGAGTGCCAAAAATTATTTAATAACTTTGATGATTTACCAGAAGAGGTTCAAAAAATCTGTGCGAACATGATGTTTAATATGGGTAGACCCAGATTAAGTGGATTCAAAAAATTTATTGCCGCATTAGAAAATAAAGATTGGCAAGAATGTGCCGTTCAAATGGAAGACAGCCGTTGGCACAAACAAGTAACAAATAGAGCGAATCGCCTTATTTCAAGAATGAGAGCGGTCGAGAGTACCTAATCCTAAAGTCTTAACATTACTGTTAACTTCATACTTTTCATACTCTGTATCAACCATCAAACCAATTTGTTGACGTATATTTCTTCTTTCTTTTTCGCAAATAATTTTAAGTTTATTATATGTAGACAAATCAATTCCTATTGACTTGAATCTTGATGGGTCTGCCATTATACTACCTCCATGAATTATAAATACCCAATTATACCCAATAAAACCCGAAGACCCAACAAATATTTTGCGAAAAAAACTGTCGCTATGGGATTAAAGTTTGATAGCAGATGGGAAGCAGAGCGTTGGGGACAATTAAAATCTATGGAAAGAGCTGGTGTAGTTGATCAATTAGAAAGACAAGTTAAATACGAACTTAAAGTTAATGATGTTAAAATATGTAATTACATAGCAGACTTTACATATTTATTAATTGAAGAAGATGGCTCATCAAGGTTTATAGTTGAAGATGCTAAAGGTGTCCTAACGCCAGAATTTAAGCTTAAAAAAAAGCTTATGCTCGCCATACATAACATAGATATTTTACTTAGTTTCAAAAAAAAATAATATTCTGTATTGACAAGCAGGATTTGTGTGCCTATGTTTTAGGTATCTAGTGTCTATTTTATAAAAGAGAAAGGAATAATTATGGATTTAGATTTTTTAAGCATGCCTTTACAGGATGTGTTCAAGTATCGTGAAGACTTGAAAGCACAAATCCAAGCGTTAAAGGATAAACAAACTATTCTTAATGATGATCTTGCTATCAGATTTGGTAATACAGCAAGAAACAAACTCATTGAGGATGGTAAAGATTATGGCTCTATTACGTTAAATGAAGAGGGCTATAAAGTAAAAGTAACTCTAAGGCAGAAAGTCACTTGGGATCAAGAAGGTCTTGCACAAGCTTTGATGAATATGGATCAAGATGATGCTAGACACTATGCTAGGATTACCTATGGCATTGATGAGCGTAAGTACAACAATGCACCTCCTGCCGTAAAGTCAAAACTACAAGAACACAGAACTGTAGAAGTAACAGGTGCAAGTGTTGATATCACGGAGGGTAGCAATGGCTCTTAAAATTATTTCAGCTGAAGAAAGATTAGCAGAAAAAAGAGGTCATAAGATTGTAGTCTGTGGTCAAAGTGGTGTGGGTAAGACAACTCTTGCCCGTACTCTTGATCCAGATACTACTCTATTTATGGATTTAGAAGCTGGTGATGCTGCTATTGAGAGATGGCCAATTGATGTTATTCGCCCAAAAACATGGGAAGAGTGCAGAGATTTTGCTTGTTTTCTTGGTGGGCCTAATCCTGCTTTGACACCAGAGCAACCATACAGCGTTGTGGAATATGAAAGAGTTTCACAAATGTATGGTGACTCTATTGCCATGATGCAGAAATACGATTCTATTTTTGTAGACAGTATTACTGTGGCTGGTAGACTTTGTTTTCAATATTGTCTTGGACATGCTGATAATAAATCAGATAGAACAGGCAAGATTGATACAAGGGCTGTATATGGTATGCAAGGTCGTGAGATGATGTCATGGCTTACTCATTTGCAACACATCAGAGATAAAAACGTAATCTTTGTTGGTATCTTAGATGAAAAGGTAGATGATTACGGCAGATCTGTATACGAACTACAAATTGAGGGAGCTAAAACTGGCCGTGAACTTCCAGGTATTGTTGATGAAGTTATTACAATGGCTGTAATGCCAAGTGAAGAACATGGTCCATTTAGAGCCTTTATTTGTCAAACACTTAATCAATGGGGTTATCCAGCAAAAGATAGGTCTGGTCAATTAGAGATTATTGAAGAGCCTCACCTTGGTAAGTTGTTGGCAAAAATTAGCGGAAGATCGACAGAAAAAAATGATTTAAATTTTGTTGATCCAAATACAATCAATTCTAGCGAAAAGGAGACAAAGTAATGATTGATTTTAATGAAGTTCCAAACGATTCAAATAACAGTTTTGAATTAATTCCAGCGGGTACTGTTGCTCGTGTTATTTTAACAATGAAAAGAGGTCCTGAAGTTATTCCAGACTACTCTACTCAACCTCTGTTTAAACAAGGTCAGACTGGCACAAAATGGCTTGAATGTGAGTTCACAGTCGTTGGTGGAGCTTACGACAAGAGAAAGTTTTGGCAAAACATCATGGTTGATGGTGGCAAGATTAATCCAGAAAGTGGCATGCCTTGGTGTAAAGAGATTGGCATTAGAACTTTTAGAGACATTATCAATAGTGCTTTTGCTTTAGACCCAAATGATACATCACCAGAAGCAGCAAATAGAAGAAAGGTAAATGATCTTACTGCTTTAGATGGTGCAACCTTTTGTGTGAAAGTTGCTGTTGAAAAAGGTACAAATGGTTATGCAGATAAAAATAAGATGTTAGTTGCATTAGCTCCAAATAGTAAGGAGTACATTGGTGTAAATACACCACAAATGCAACAACCAGTTGGACAACCTCAAGCAACACAACCTAATGTGGCTCAACCACAAGTACAGCAAACTGCTAATAATACTGTACCTAATTGGGCAAAACAATAGGTTTCTAGATTTCTAGCGGCAGGACACCTTTCTCGTCTGCTAGAGTCGGTTTTGGGTAGCACCGATGCCGCAAAGCTACCCAACATTTTAGGAACACAAACATGATTTTAAGACCATACCAACAAGTGGCAGTAGATGATGCGTCAACTGCTTTAGACAAACATAAAAACACAATTGTGGTTGCACCAACAGGTGCTGGTAAAACTATTATGTTGTCTGCTTTGGTTGGCAAAAGATTTAAAAATGGAAACAAAGTTCTTATTTTGCAACATAGAGATGAGTTAGTAAGACAAAATAGAACAAAGTTTTTAAGAGTAAACCCAAACATTACTACTAGCATTGTTGATGGATCAGAAAAAGACTGGTCTGGAAGTACAATATTTAGCATGGTGCAAACACTATCAAGAGAAAACAATCTTAATAACATCAATCATTTTGACTTGGTTGTTGTAGATGAAAGCCATCATGCAGTAGCAGACACATATGTTCGTATCATTGATAAAGTTAGACAAGCAAATGAATCCGTTGAGATTATTGGCTTTACTGCAACACCTAATCGTGGTGATAAGAAAGGTTTAAAAAAGGTATTTACCAACTGCTCACATCAAATTGAGATTAGCACATTAATTAGAGAAGGCTTTCTTGTTCCACCTAAAACATATGTTGTTGACGTTGGTGTGCAGAAGGATTTAGAAAATGTTCGCAAGACTGTAACTGATTTTGATATGTCAGAAGTCGAAAAGATTATGAACAAAAGAGCCATTAATGAAAAGATAGTTGAAGAATGGCAAGATAAAGCTGGCGAAAGAAAGACAGTAATCTTTTGTAGCACCATTGTTCATGCACAAGATGTGTGTGATGAGTTCAGACGTAAAGATATTAGAACAGAAATTGTTACTGGTGATACACCAAGCGAACAAAGAAAACAAATCTTACATGATTTAGAACATGGTGATGTTCAAGTTGTAGTCAATGTTGCAGTATTAACCGAGGGATTTGATGCCCCACCAATAAGTTGTATTGTTTTAACAAGACCATGCTCATACAAATCAACTATGGTGCAGATGATTGGTCGTGGTCTTAGAACAGTCAATCAAGAAGAACACCCTGGCATTATTAAAACAGACTGTATTGTTCTAGACTTTGGAACAAGCGTACTTACTCATGGCTCATTAGATGAAGGCGTAGATCTTGATGGAGCACAAGCGAACAAAGCTGGTTCTGCTCCAACTAAAGTATGTCCTGAATGTCAGTCAGAAATACCTTTGTCATCAAGAGAGTGTGCTATTTGTGGACATGAGTTTGGCACACAAGACAAAGAAGTTCTTGATGATTTTGTGATGACTGAAGTTGATTTAATTGACAGATCACCATTTAGGTGGCTTGACCTATTTGAAAATAAGAGATGTGTCATGGCTAGTGGCTTCAATGGATTTGGACTGGTTGCACATTTAGATGACCTATCTGTAGCCCTTGTAAAGCGTAACAAAGGGCGTTTAAGAGTTATTAGTGTTGGAACTAAAGAACAAGCAGTTGCGTCTGCTGATGACTTTCTCAGAGGTATTGAAGATGGTGATGGTTCAAAGAAAGGTAAAAGATGGTTAAATCAAGGCGTGACACCAAAACAAAAGAACGCTTTGGGTATGTTAGGTCAGTATATTAGACCAATGGATTTTAGTTGGAATAAATACAAAGCAGCTTGTTGGTTAAATTATTTGTGGAACAAAAAAGATATTGATGCAAAAATTTTAAATTATTATGAAGGAGATGATAATGCAGCGTAGTGAAGCTTTAAAAAAAGTAGATCTTATAATTAATGGACCAAGAGCCAAATCTCATGGAGATGCAACAGAAACACACACATACATAGCTCAAATGTGGAATATTTTATTAAGAAAAAAATTAAAAGAACCATTAGATATACATGATGTATACAGAGCTATGATTGGTATTAAACAAATTAGAAATAGTCAGAATCCAAAAGTTGAAGACAATATGATTGATATTATTGGGTATGCGGCATTAGCAATAGAGGCAAAAGATGGCAAGAATGGAAGTTGAATACACTCTTCAAGAAGAAAATGATGTGGGTGTTGAAAATTTTAAGTTTGGTAAGATGTTCGTTCAGTTTAATTTTGCAGACCCTATGGACATAACAGTTGATAAATTAAACAGAAGTTTAGATCGTATTTGTAATTTAAATAAACATGAAGTTTTAGGTCTTAGTTTTGTAGCTAAGTATGATGAAGTAATTATAGCTGAAGGTTCACTTTATGCAGAAGGAGAAGGTAGATGGATTACCCCAGTATCGGAGACGATTCACTAAGAAACTTAACTAAGTTATTTGCAAGATTTAGTTGGGATAAAAGGCTCTGTGATTTAACAGAAGAAGAAATAAAAGCAACAGTAACAATAATTCAATTCTCAAAGAAGGTAGAGGAAGATGAACAATTTAACAAACAAGAACTCGACGGATTACTTCTTAAATATGTCCACGGAGAAAGTAAAGAATCAAAACAAGATGAAATCCCCTTTTGAAGAAGTTATTGATAGTACTATTGTAGAGAAAAACAAAAGAGAACCTAGAAGAAGATATCTAGGTGGATCTATGTTAGGCGATAAGTGTGCTAGAAAAATACAATACACATATATAGGTCAAGAGCCTGATGAAGAAAAACAATTTACTGCACAAACTTTAAGGATATTTCAGTTAGGTCATGAACTAGAGAATAGCATGTCTGGTTGGATAAGAAATGCAGGATTTGATTTAAGAACTATGGATAGTAATGGCGAACAATTTGGTTTTTCTGTAGCCAATGATGAAATAAAAGGTCACATAGATGGCGTGATATGTGGTGGTCCAGTTGATGTAGGCTATCCAATGCTTTGGGAATGCAAATCTGCTAATGAAAAGAAGTTTAGAGATTTTAAGTTTAAAGGCATAAAGGCTAATCCAACTTATGAAGTACAAGTGGCTTTGTATCAGGCTTATATGGAATTAACAGAAAATCCATGTTTGTTCACAGTTATAAACAAAAATACATGTGAGATATTTTATCAACTTGTTCCGTTCAATCAAGAACTTGCACAATACGCAAGTGATAGAGCAGTTGACATATTAAGAGCATCAGAACAAAAAGAGATGTTACCGAGAATTGCACAAAACAAAGATATATTTGATTGTCGTTTTTGTCAGTTTTCAAATACTTGTTGGAGTGGGGAGTGATGGCGATACGGAAGGTAGCAAGGTATCGCCATCGTAGGAGATGGTAATGAATATTGTTAAATTTGGCAATAACAAACGGAACATGGACTCAAAAGAACTTGTTGAATTAATAAGTGAAAGAGTTCCATCACATGTTCAAATAAATTTACTTAAAGAAACTTATCCACAAGGTGTGATAAGAGGGGATCAATTTACTATTGGTTCTCTTGGTGGGGAAGCTGGTAAGTCATTAAAGATTGATATAAATCCTAGATCTCCTTACTTCATGAAAGGTCAAGATTTTAATGGTGCAGATGGCGTAGGAGGCATTGTTAAGATATTGATGGAAGGTAGAAGAATGAAATTATCAGAGGTAAGAGAGTTATTTGCAAATTACATTGATGATAATATTCCAACGCCAGTTGAAACAATAAGCTCCATAATACAACCAGAAGCAAAACAAATTAATATTAATACACCATTTGATAGCGAACATAAGTATCTTAATGCACAAGGTGAGTTGCTTTGTCTTGTTCGCAGATATAATGCTAAAGACGATAATGGTAATCCAGTATTAGATGCACATGGCAAACCAAAGAAAGAATTTAGACAGTTTACTGGTGGCAGTAATTATCCTCGTATGCCAGATGTTCGCCCATTATATAACATTCCAAACATATTAGCATCAGATAAAATTATTTGGGTAGAGGGAGAAAAGTGTGCAGATGCATTAAATGAGCTTGGTTATACTGCTACTTGCACTATGGGTGGTGCAGGCATGTTGTCAAAGAAATCTGCAAACTTATTTGACTTTTCACCATTGCATGAAAAAGAACTGGTTATATGGCCAGACAATGACACGGCAGGTCGTAAAGTTGCAGAACTTGTACAAGAGCTTGCTCTTAATGCAGGAGTGAAGTCAGTTACCACATTAACACCACCAAGAGGTAAGCCAGAAAGATGGGATGTTGTAGACGCTATAGCCGAACAATTTAACATCAATGAATTTCTAAATACTAACATTAAGCAAGTTAAAAAGAATATTAATCTGCTTGATGATAGTCTTCTTATAAATAGATTTGTTGGAGAAGCACCAGAGCAAAAGTTTTTGATAGCGAACACATTGCCATTAGCCGTGCCAATAATATTCTCTGCCGCAGGAGATAGTGGTAAAGGTATGATGACACTTGACTTAGCGATGAAAGTTTCAAGTGGTCAAGCCATGCAAGAAGCATTTGGTGGCATGATAAGTGAGTTTGGTAATTCTATTATATTTACCGCTGAAGATGATGAAGCAGAGATGCATAGAAGAATAGAAAGACTTGATTTTGACAATCAAAGAGCTAACTATGAACATGAACTGCGAATCGTTAGTTTGCCTAATGTTGGTGGTGTTTTTCCTATACTTCAAGAAACACATGATGGCTACAGAACAAGTGATGAATTTGATAAGTTATACGAACAAATTCTACAGATGAAAAATTTAAAACTTATTGTCTTTGATCCATTAGCATCTTTTGTTCATGCAGATGTAAACTCAGACCCTGCGGCGGGTGCAGCATTAACTGGATTGCTTGCACAAATAGCTACAGAAACTGGTGCGGCAGTTATTATGTGTCATCACATGACTAAAGTTAAGGAAGATGCAGTAGTTAGTTCTCCAGAACAAGCAAGAAATATGATTAGAGGTACGTCAGCATTGGTTGATGGTGTTCGTTGTGCATTTGCACTATGGCAAATAGATGAAGCTACTGGCAGAAGAAGATGCCAAGATCTTGGTATAGATTATCAAAGAAATAAATGTTTTGATGGTGCAGTTGTTAAATCAAACGGTCCAGCGAACAGAAACATAAGACACTTTATTAGAGATGAGTTTAGTGGTTTGCTTTTAGATAGAAGTGAAGATATTTCAAGATTGCATAGTGGAAGTAATAAAGAAATTAAGAAGAACGCATTGTTTAGTTGGATTGCTGATTGTGAGCGTGAGGGTAGAGCCATGACACAACAGTCAGGAGCAGATGCTATATTACAACGTATGTCTGCTGATACTGATGCACCAAGAGTATTAAACAATTGCACACAAAGAATGATTGATGGTCTTGTTAGAGAACTCATACAAGAGGGCAGACTTGCTAAGTATTCATTTAGCAGAAGTGGTGGCAGAAAGTGGCTTGGCACCATAGATGGCGATATGAGTAGAGGTGAATATGAAGCTACAACGGCTACAGAAAATGTATAAATTGCCAGATAACAACTGCGTTATAAGCTTTAGTGGTGGTAGAACTAGTGGGTTTATGCTGAAGCAAATCATGGATTACAACAATGGTTTACCAGATAACGCAGTCGTTTGTTTTGCGAACACAGGCAGAGAGATGCCTCAGACACTTGAGTTTATAAATGATTGTTCGCTTAACTGGAGTGTCAAAATCGTCTGGTTAGAATATGATTTGAATGAAGAAAACAAGCACGTATTCAAAATTGTAGACTTTGAAACTGCAAGCAAAAAGGGTGAACCATTTGATAAATTGATTAATAAACATCAAATGTTACCTAACCCACTAGCAAGATTTTGTACTGGTAGCTTAAAGAGAGACACAATAAGTAAGTATTTAAGAAGTCTTGGTTGGAAGAAGTGGCATAATGTCATGGGTATTAGGTCAGATGAGAAACACAGATGTAAAGATGGGTTTCAAAATGGTTTTTATCCACATTATCCAATGGTCGAAGCTAATCATAGTTTGCGTGATGTAGATCACTTCTGGAGCGAACAACCTTTTAAATTAAACTTACCAGTTGTCAAAGGAAAAACAATTAAAGGTAATTGTGATTTATGTTTTCTTAAATCTGAATCGCAACTTGCATCTATGGTTAGAGATCACCCAGAGCTTGCTCAATGGTGGATTGATGCCGAACAAAGACTTAATAAAAGATTTGAACGTAGAAGAGACATGAAGGAGTTTGCTGATTTTGTTAACGCACAACAAGATTGGATATTTAATGATGAAGCTTATTTATGTCAACAAGATGGTGGGGAGTGTACTGGATGAAGATAGTAGATTTATTTAGTGGCATAGGAGGATTTAGTTATGCCGCCGAACAAATAGTAGGTGGCTTTGAGACAATAGCTTTTGTTGAACAAGATGATTATTGTCAAAAAGTCTTGCGTAAACATTGGCAAGATGTACCAATATATAGTGATATAAGGAGTTTTGATGCAAAAGAATACAAAGACGCAGACATCGTTGTTGGAGGATTCCCATGCCAACCCTGGTCGGTTGCAGGATCTCAAAGAGGCAGCGAAGACGACAGAGATCTCTGGCACGAAATGGTTAGGGTTATTGAAGACATACGACCTAAATGGATCATTGGCGAAAATGTGTCAGGCTTTGTTACAATGCCAATGGGTCTCAGAAGAAGTCTCGTTGACTTGGAAAGTATCGGGTATAAAGCCATACCATATCTTATTCCAGCTGCAGCCGTCGATGCCAAACATAGACGAATGCGATGTTGGATTGTGGGCCACTCCGAACACGATGGATCATCTACCACCACGTTCAGAGGAGGGAACAACAAAGTTAATGGAGGGACATCGCAAGGGCAGAAGCAAGCCAGCGAACTTGAGGGAGCAAGTGGACGAACAAACGATGAGTTTGTACAAACAGACATCTTCGACCTTATGGCCGACACCCACCCATCAAACGGCAGGAACAGGGCCGATGATGAAAACATTGGTGACCAAAGAGGGGACTCCAGCAAAGCAGGGAGAGAGAGCCTACAATCCGAAAACAGGCAAACACGTTCAAGTAACTTTGAATCGAGCAGTCAATCTTTGGCCAACCCCAACAACGCAGGAGATAGAACACCCAGAAGCTCAGTTGACACCGAACAACAGACGATTGAGCAAGGACGGGCAGACATCTCACAGTCTAAACCTAGCGGACAGAGTGAAGATGTATCCGACACCGAGAGCAAGAGATTGGAAAGACGGATACACAGTTCCGCCGTCAGTTCAGAACGGAACGAGGGCACACACTCTGGGGACATTTGTAGCGGAGAAAGACATAATGTGGCCGACACCGACAACAAAGGGCTACGGACATGCGTCAATGGGTCAGACGATGATATTCAGAAAGAAAGTGGAAAGGGGGGAGTTGACCGAACAACAAGCACAACAGATGCTAGGTTGCACACTAAGACCACCAAGAATGGAGAAGTGGGATTATCCGAAAAAGGAGATGTTCCCTACACCATCAGCAAACGAAGACGCAGCGGGTCGTCCAGGGGGAAAGATGCAAAAGATGTTAGGCAATCATCCTTCCGTGAGAGACCAGTCCTCTGGAACCCTGAACCCAACGTGGGTAGAGTGGCTAATGGGGTACCCAACAGGGTACACAGACTTAGATGTCTAGGGAACAGCATTGTGCCACAAGTGGTTGCTAGAATATTTTATGCTATAAAGGAGGCGGAAAATGATTAAAACATGCAAAATATGCAACGAAAGCAAACCTTTGATCATGTTCGCAAAAGCTAAAGACCCTTATGATAAAGTAAAATATTTGACAGTTTGCAAAGCTTGTAAAGCTTATCAAGTTAAATTAATGAGACAAAAACAGAAAGCAGAAAAAATTGACTCAAAATATGATCCGTTAGAGCAAAGCAAAAACGCTTTTGAAGATGACCCTAGAGCATTAAAAGAAGTGGAATACGGAAGAGTAACAAGGAACACAACCAGTTTATTTTCTAGAAGTATTTTAGATGAATTTGGTTGACATGCAGGCATTTAACACCTATATATAATATATAAAGTCAAAATCATATGATTTTCCTTTTGTTTCAAAATGTTTGTGAAAAAGGCTCAGAGAAATCTGGGTCTTTTTTTATTTGACATTTGGCATTGACTTCCTATATAACTATCCTATACTAGCAATTATGAGGAATTATTATGTCAAAATTTGTAAAACATGAATTTATCAACAAGCCATTAATGGCAAGTGAAATCATTGGTGCTATGTCGCAACCAAAGAGAACTATTCAAGGTTATAAGGGTGGTTCTATTGCAGATGGTGCTATTAGAAAAGCACAATCGCAACTGGTTCAATCTCAAAAATTTGTTGTTAGCAATAATTTAATGGAGCATGCTTGTGAAGCATCTATGGCAGAGCCTAATGTTTTAAACACAATGATTCAAAGTGCAATTCCACCATTTAAAAATATGTTCATTGAATGGGATGAGGCTTATCGTGTTCATTATTTGAATAGAATGTATGATAAATATTTACCTGAGTACAAAGGTAAAATTGAAAAGCCTGAAGGTTATCTAGATCGTATTGGATACCACATTAATTATTACGAACATGCTAGTGGTCAGTCTTGGTATATGTATGAAATGTGGTGCATGATTGATGGTAAGTGGCTTCAGTCACCATTGTCTAGCGTTGTTCACAATGACGAACAATGGAATATGGAAGTTGCCTATGATCATTTTAAAAGAAGAGAAAGCCTTTCAAAAGAATTACCAAATACTATCAGAGAAAAGTTTTTATCAGATGATGATGATTTAAATAAAAAATTTGAAGAGCAAACAACTTACTCAGCAGAAAGTGTTCTGATGGGTCAGAAGATTGTTGGTAAACCATATTGTTTAAAATACTTCAAAGATTTTCCATACACAAACAAACAAGATGAATATGAAGTTATGAAAATGCAACAATTAAGTAATATTTGTTCAAGGTTTGAGCTTTGTCAAAGCAGAAGTATGCATTGGCTAATTCCAAAAGATGAATTTAAAGAGGGCTGGTCTGAAAATGAAATGTTAAATATGACTAGAACTCACTTAGATTTGATTCAAGGTGGAGACATTCGTTTTATTGTCAGCGTTTTAGCCTTATTAAATTACGATCTTATTGTTCAAGAAAAGCAAAAGCCTGCAGAGAATAAAGTTGAGCATATTAGATTTGGCAAAAGGGTTCCAGTAAACGAATATAGCCTTATCAATATTGATTTACCTAAACCTAGAGGTAAAACTGTATATGAGAAGATTTTTACTGGTCATGGTTCGCCAAAGAGGTGGCATTTAAGAAGAGGTCATTGGAGACGTTATCGTGATGCCAAAGGCAATGTAACAAAGAGAGTTTGGGTTGAGCAATGTGAAGCAGGAAACAAGCATCTAGGCTCTAAAGTTAATGATTACAACTTACAAAAAGCAAAGGGAGAATAACATGGGCGAATATGAATGTGTTGATTGTAATGAAATGTTTTGGGCTGATGAACCGCCTGAAGAAAAAGATATTTGTGAAAGATGTAAAGGAGAAAGCAATGAGTAATCTACAGAACAATCATTTGATTGATGTTGAGCAATATTTTTGGGATTTGCTTAATGATTATAGCAAGACAAACGACCAGGCTCTTAAAATCATCAAGCAAAAACATGGTTCACTTGGTCATGATCATGCATTAAGCTTAATTCAAGAGCAAGAAGATGAAGAACAAAGATACAGAAAAGGAGTGTAAAATGAATGGTAAATATATCCGTTTACATATTTTAAACACAACAATTCACAGAGATCCAAATATCTTTGTGCGAACATATAGAAAAATTATCAACTGGTTCAAAACAATTTAAATTATGTTGGTAATCATAGAATCGCCCTACAGAGGCGACGTTGAGAGTAACTTAAAGTATGCACGTGAGTGCATGAAAGATTCATTAATGCGAGGTGAAGCACCATTTGCCTCGCATCTTCTTTACACGCAAGTATTAGACGACACAGACCCAGATGAACGAACATTGGGCATGGAGCGTGCTTTTTGGTGGTACAAACACGCTGATCTCATGGCTGTCTACAGAGATAAAGGCATTACAGTCGGCATGTGTAACGGCATGGAGATAGCCGAAAGTCACGGAATTACAATAGAATATCGGAGTTTACATGGAAATTATTGTTGAAGGCAGCACCATTTACAATGGTGATTGTTTAGAAGTCATGGAAACAATGAATAAATGTTCGGTTGATAGCGTGGTGACAGACCCTCCATATCACCTTACATCAATAGTCAAAAGGTTCGGTAAAGAAGGCTCGGCACCAGCTCAGTTCGGTACAGATGGAGCTTTTGCTAGAGCATCAAAAGGTTTCATGGGCAAGGAGTGGGATGGTGGTGACATAGCTTTCCAAGCGAACACATGGCGTAAATGTTATGAGTTGCTGAAGCCTGGAGGTCATTTGATAGCGTTTAGTGGATCACGAACATACCATAGAATGGCGTGTGCCATAGAAGATGCTGGGTTTGAAATCAGAGATCAATGCATTTGGTTGTATGGTAGCGGGTTTCCTAAAAGCCATAATATTGGCAAGCAAATAGATAAGATACAAGGCAATGAGCGTGAGGTGGTCGGAACGATACAAAGAGGTAGCGTTAAGGATGCTATTGAAAAAGGAGTTGGCTATACGGCTGATCCAGCGAACAAGAACAATAAAGCTATTTTTGGATATGGAACTGAAACAGTAACAAAAGGTAACTCAGAATGGGAGGGTTGGGGTACTGCCTTGAAACCTGCACATGAACCAATGGTGTTAGCAAGAAAGCCTTTGTCGGAGAAATCGGTTGCAGACAACGTGATGAAACACGGAACTGGTGCAATAAACATTGATGGGTGTCGGGTTGAGGGTCAATCGGAGCTTTCAGACATTGATACTACTGGAGGCAGATGGCCGAGCAACATTATGCACGATGGTAGCGAACAAGTACAAGAAATATTCCCAACAACGACCAGCACGGAGGTCAGCAGACAACGAACACACAAAGGGATCTGGTCAGATAACAAAGATGATGATGGAGATTATATGCCAGCTTATGGGGATCATGGCAACGCTTCTCGGTATTTCTATTGTGCAAAGACATCAAAAGATGAGCGTAAATCTGGACTGGGGAGGGAAATCAAAGCGAACACTCACCCTACAGTTAAACCAGTTGAGCTGATGAGATACCTTGTTCGCTTAGTAACGCCAAAAGGAGGACTGGTTCTGGATCCGTTCATGGGAAGTGGTTCAACTGGCATGGCATCAAGAGAAGAAGATTTTCAGTTTGTTGGTATAGAAAGAGAACTTGAATACTACGAAATTGCCAAGGCTAGAATAAAAAATGTAAAACCTCAGTTAAAACTATTTGACATATAGGTAGTGAGTGCTTATAGTATAGTCTACATTTTAACAAAAGGAGAAACAAAATGA